TGGAAATAAGAAAATTTCTAAAGACGAAAAACTCTATATCAGGTCACAGAATCCAGGGAAGTCAGACTCATGGCTTAAATCCTATGAGAGAGAACTTCGTAAGCAAAGAACCATCAACTTCATCAATATTCAGTATGATAGAACTATTAGCGATAATGATGTAGCAGATGCCTGTGGCATTGGCCACTGGGCACTAAAAAACTGGGGAAAGGCAATAGGGGTTGACAATTAATACTATGGCTGCTAAACTATATACAAGTGAAATCTATATGCGTAAACGATATGTTTTAGATAAGAAGACACCAGAAGAGATTGCAAAGGAGTGCGGAGTGAGTTTAGAGACCATCTATGTATACCTTGCAAAATTTGGATTAAGGAAATCAAAGCGATGAGCGACAACCTTCATATTACTGTAGACCAAGTGAACCACCCATTGCACTATACCTCTGACCCATCTGGAATCGAATGTATCCAGATAACAAGACACAGAAACTTCAATATTGGTAATGCCTTTAAGTATCTTTGGAGAGCAGGCCTTAAAGACGAGTCTAAAACAATACAGGACTTAGAAAAAGCAATATTTTATATTCAAGATGAAATTAAAAGGCTAGAGGGTCTAAATGACAACCGATGATGACTTAGTAAAACATTTGGATCAGGTTAATCAGGTTGTTGAGGAGTACCTCAAAGGAAATGACCCAACTGTAATATCAAAAGAGTTGGCTATTCCAAGAACTAGGGTTGTTACTTTAATTAATGAGTGGAAAGAGATGGCGTCGGATAACTCTGTTATTCGTGCTCGTGCAAAAGAAGCCTTGGCTGGAGCAGACCAACACTATAGCAAACTTATCTCAAAGTCGTACGAGGTTATTGATGAAGCCTCTATGACGAATAATCTTAGTGCAAAGACTGCTGCAATTAAACTTGTCATGGATATTGAATCAAAAAGAATTGACATGCTACAGAAGGCTGGGTTACTTGAGAATAAAGAACTTGCAGAAGAGATGGTTGAGATTGAAAGACGACAAGAAGTTCTAGTATCAATCCTTAAGGATATAGCAACTGAGTATCCACAAGTACGAGATGAGATTATGAGAAGACTGTCATCATTTGCAAAAGATAATGAGGTGATCACAGTTGTCCACGATGTTCAATGATTTTTTAGAAGTACTCAAGGACAATAACTTCAATGAGACCCCAGTAGATGCAAGAACATTTGTTGAGGGTGAGCAATACCTAGGCCAACCACCACTTTCTGATGTTCAGTACGATATCGTTGAGGCAATGAGTCAGATATATAGAAAAGAAGACCTAATAGATTTAATGGGAGAAGAAAAGGGATCGAGGTACTATGAAAAATACACAAAGAATGAAATCATTCTTCAACTTGGTAAGGGTAGCGGTAAAGACTTCACCTCTACTGTGGCTTGCTCTTATATTGTATATAAACTACTTTGTCTTAAAGACCCAGCAAGATACTTCGGAAAGCCATCTGGAGACGCTATAGATCTTATCAATGTTGCTATTAATGCTCAGCAGGCAAAGAATGTTTTTTTTAAGGGCTTTAAGACAAAGATTGAAAAGTCTCCATGGTTTGCAGGAAAGTTTTATGCAAAGGCAGACTCAATTGAATTTGATAAGTCTATCACTGTTTATTCTGGTCACTCAGAGCGTGAGTCTCATGAGGGGTTAAACCTTTTGCTCGCAGTTCTTGATGAGATATCTGGCTTTGCATCAGAGGTTGGGACTGGCAATGAGCAAGGAAAGACCGCTGACAATATATATAAGGCCTTCCGTGCATCCGTAGACTCTCGTTTTCCAGATCTTGGGAAGGTAGTTCTTCTATCTTTTCCAAGATATCCAGGAGACTTTATTTCAGAGCGTTACGATGCTGTTATTGCAGAAAAAGATATTATAGAAAGAACTCACAAATTTGTAATTAATCCAATACTACCCGACGATGCCCCAGACAACTCTTTTGAAATTTCCTGGGATGAAGATCAGATTCTTTCATACAAATATCCAGGAGTCTTTGCCTTAAAGAAACCGACATGGGAAGTAAACCCAACAAGACAAATAGATGATTTCAAGATTGCCTTTCTGACAGATCTGGGTGATGCTATGCAAAGATTTGCGTGTGTACCTACCTTCGCATCTGATGCATTCTTTAAGCAGTCCGATAAGGTTAGATCTTGTATGACATTAAGAAATCCTGTAGATAACTTTAAGAGATTCGACGAATCATTTAAGCCAGATCCAAATAAAGTTTACTATGTGCATGCTGACCTTGCACAAAAGCACGATAAATGTGCTGTTGCTATTGCTCACGTAGACAAGTGGGTCAATATTCAGGTGATTAATAACTATGAACAAGTTGCTCCAATAGTTGTTGTGGATGCTGTTGCTTGGTGGGAGCCAAAGATTGAGGGCCCAGTTAATCTTTCTGAAGTAAAGATGTGGATCCAGAATCTTCGCAGACTAGGATTTAATATTGGAATGGTTTCATTTGACCGCTGGCAGTCATTTGATATTCAAAATGAATTAAAGCAGGTTGGAATAAGAACAGATACAGTTTCTGTTGCTAAAAAGCATTATGAAGATATGGCAATGCTGGTGTATGAGGAAAGACTTGTTATGCCAGCAATCGAACTTTTGTTCGACGAACTGACTCAGTTAAAGATTATGAAAAATAATAGAGTTGACCACCCACGAAAGAAGTCTAAAGACTTGGCTGACGCTGTGTGTGGGGCAATATTTGGGGCAATTTCTCACACTCCAAAAGACCAGGATTTGGTTGTAGAAGTACACACAATCAGCGATAGGCCAAAGGAAGTTGACACCAACCGTGAGAATCTGATACAATATAAACCTATGCCAGATGATGTAAAAGATTATCTGGATAGATTTAATCTACTATAAACAAGGAGAAATAACGAATGAATTCATTCAAAAAAATCGCACTAGCCATGGTTGCAGCCATGACTTTGGGCACAATCGTAGCAACACCTGCAAGTGCTGCTGTAATGACAGTCGCTGTATCATTGGATACTGTAGCAAACACTACAGCATCAGCAATTGCTACACCTGCATCATTGCCAGTCCCTGCAGATAACGCAGTTGACGCTGCTGACGCACTTAAGTTCGTCGCAACAGTTGACGCAGGAACAAGCGTTTCTGTTTCAGCAACAAACGCAACAATCGTGTCTGCACTACACACATCTGCTGCACCAGTAGGAGCAACATCAGGATCATCATCTTTGACAATTGCAACTGGTACAGGAACAACAGCAACATTTTATGTCTACACAAAGACAACAGCAATTGGTACAGTTGTAATCAACAACCAGGGAACAACCCTTACATACTACGTACAGGGTACTGCTGGTAAGATTAATACTCTTGCCGTCTCTGCACCAACATCAGGTGCTGCTGGTACAAAGCAGGACATCACGGTAACTGCTACAGATACATTTGGTAACAAGGTATCAGGTAAGTCAATTACTGCAACAGTCTTTGCTGCTACAGCAACACTAGATACAGCAACAGCAACAACTGGTGCTACCCTTTCAGACTTTGGAGTTGCTACATTCAAGGCAACTCTTCCAACAACTGGAACACGCTCACTAATCACATTTGCTCCAACAACTTCAACAGATGCAACATCTGCAGATGTAGTTGGTCTACCTGCTCGCACTCTTGCACCATTTGCAGAGATTGCAGTTCGTGACCTAGTGTCAGAACTTGCTGCTGAGAAGGCTGCAAAGGATGCAGCACTTGCTGCTAAGGCTGTTGCAGATGCTGCAGTTCTAAAGGCTGCTGCAGATGCTGCTGCTGCTAAGGTCGCTTCAGATGCTGCACTTGCAGCAGAGAAGGCTGCTTCAGCAAAGGCACTAGCAGATGCAAAGGTCGCTTCAGACAAGGCACTTGCTGATGCAAAGGTTGCACACGATGCAGTCGTTGCTAAGTTGACTGCAGATAACGCTGCAGCAATCAAGTCACTTAAGGATGCTTTCAACAAGTTGG